ACCCCCACTACCCCAAGGGACATTGCCATACCCCTACACCCAGCGGGGTCATGCCAGTTTAGGCTAGTGTGACCCTGCTAGTAGTGAGCTACTACTACGGGCTAACTACTAGTCACCTACCACTAGCCACCGAGGGGGCGCACAGGTGGGAGGGGGGAGGGGGAAAACAGGGGGGCGTGTCTGGGTAGTTAGGTGTACCCCCCTCCAAAATCCTTGATTAGTACCCCCCTATAAAAATATTGGGCAGTTAGGGGTAAATACTTTGTATACTATTCAGTACCTAATTAAATAATAACCAACGTGTTCGAAAGGAAACAAAATTACATGGAAGACGAGATTCATAATGCGGTAAAGATCGCAACGGACAACGAAGAACTCAAGCTGCTTAATCGGGATGAGAAGAAGGAATACAAGACCCTTCGGGAACTACTGACACAGATGACCCCCCTTCAGATAAAGTTCGTGGAGGCGTATATCAAAACTGCCAGTGCAGCCAAGGCGGCTAGGATGGCAGGCAGCAAGTCAGCTAACCCGGACATCGTGGGGTACACCATGCTCAAGATGCCAAAGGTCCAGCAAGCAATAGCAATTGCCATGAAGAAGCGGATTGAAGCGGTAGGGCTGGATACGGTGGAGGTGATTCAGAAGATCAGGGAGGTCTACCACCAAGCGATGGAAGAGAAGAAGTTCTCCGATGCCATCAAAGCCTGTGAGCTGCTACAGAAGGAGATTGACAAGGCTTCGAAGGCTCCCTCGGACTTGAATGCGGTAGGGAGCGCATTGGTTAAGGCTAAAGAGGGTCGTAAAGAGGTGGAAGATGAAAGCGGTAAGGATGAAGCCTTGGAGAAGGTAATTTCGATATTGCGTAAGTAATATAACCAGGTACCTCTATATGATGTTACTAGGTTATCTTTCGCTACTATATCTATGCTTTCGCTGGCAGGAGTTCCAGTGGGATCATAACCACATCGAATCAAACTATAGGTTCATCTAACCTTACTCAATCATTTTCTATCGGATGGGTCTAGTTGGTTACTCCTAGGAGTCATTATACACTCTTCTTTGTCCAATAACAGTGAATTTAACTAAGCTCTCTACATTGTGATATATATTTCAATCGTACTGTTGCAATAAAGGAACACTTTATCTTGTCCAATACAAAGAATCCTGAAGATACAGAAAAGGCAATTCAAGACCTCTTGGGTTACTTGGACAATCCCGGGGAACCACTCCCCCCGGTAGATACCAAGGACCTCCAAGGGGAACTAGAAGTAAGCAAGGTAGACATCGGTCTTTCCAATGACAAGCTTATTGAAAAGCACCTAAGTTCGACAAAACAGGAAAGAGAATTGAGTTTGTCTGAATTTGAAGACCTTTATTCAAAGATCATGAAAAAGGTTGAAGAGCTACCAGATGGAGATGATCGAGACTATTTGATGTCTTACCTTGCTTCTAAAATCATTGTATTGGCTAGGAAGAACTTCTATTTGTTTGTCCGATACATGGCTCCCTTTACGCTGCCCGAAGGATTCATTGATGGGAAGCACATTAAATTGATGGCAACTGAACTTCAAAAGGTGGAAGCTGCAACGGTTAAGGGTACTCGCGAAAGACTTATGATCTTTTGTCCACCCGGTGCGATGAAGTCAAAGATCATCAATCTGTTCGTTGCGTGGTGCTTGGGCAGGCACCCAAAATGGAATGTACTGCATATTGGTCACGGAACACAGTTCGTGGAAGACAACGCAGGTCGCCCCATTAGAGACCTCATGAGGACAGAAGAGTATCTTCGGGTCTTCCCGGAAGTGGTCATTAAAAGCGATTCCAGAGCCGCTGGGCGGTGGGAACTGACCTCGGGGGGTAAGTACTACGGGGCAGGTGTAGGTACCCAGATCGCAGGCCGTAGGGCTCACATAAGCATCTGTGACGACGTGGTATCCGAGCAGACAGCCTACTCCCCCGTGGAACGTCGAAAGATCAACGCTTGGTACGTCCCGGGTCTTCGTACCCGACTTCTCCCCAACGGGTCTGAGATCATCGTTAACACCCGATGGCACAACGAAGACCTTTCGGGCTACCTAGAAATTAACGATTCCAAGACAAAGCGTCCGTGGCGAGTTATCAAGATTCCTGCCATCTTGGACACCAAGGCTTCAAAACTCCTTGAACTACCAGAGGGAGGATCGTTCTGGCCTGAGTTCCAGACCCTTGACTTCCTTTCGGAACGACGGGATGACCCATCCATGACCGCTTCCAAATGGTCAGCCCTTTACATGCAAATGCCCGTCCCGGAGGAGGGCAGCATCTTCAAGGAATCCCATTTCAACCTTTGGAGGTCGGCAAAGCCTCCGGACGTGGAGTATATTGTTCTTTCACTAGATACCGCCTACTCGACCAAGACCAGTGCCGACTATTCGGCCTACTCGGTGTGGGGCGTGTTCCGCCAACGACAATTGACGGCAAAGGGGCAGGAATTCTGGATACCTCACTTGATCTTGATCGAATGTGACAAGAAACGGTGGGCCTACCCAGAGCTTCTCAAGCAAGTAAAAGAAATGCACGAGTACTACAAGCCTGATATAATTTTGGTAGAAAACAAGGCTTCTGGTCAATCCCTTATCCCGGAACTCCAGCTTATGGGGTATCCGGTTGTTCCGTTCGAACCTCAAAAGTGGGGAGACAAGGAAATGAGGGCACACCAAGTAACTCCGTACTTTGAGAATGGACGAATTTGGGTACCGGAGTCCCAAGGGTTTACAACGATGCTCATGAGTGACGCACTGGAGTTTCCATTCGGTGCCAGCGATGACTTGGTAGACACCATGACCCAAGCGATCATTCACCTTCGATCCAATGTCATGGCACTAAGTAACGATTCTCATATGAGTGAAGAAATTGAAGAAGACGACGATTACAAGAAGCGCAGGCGGACTTCCTATTGGAACTCTGCAGTAGCGTAGGAATCTAAGAAATGGCCGTATCAAAGCTTAATCCCCTTCCCGCAGGCATCCCTTCCGCAGCCCCTATTGCCCCGGTGGAGTTCACAGTCAACGACCCTTCCCTAATGTACGGAGACATGGATGAAGGAAGTGAACAGGGTTATGACGAAGATGAAATGGAGTTCTACGACAACATTGCAGGTGAACTGGACGAACGCCTGTTGCTTCGAATCGGTCAGCAGTGCAAGTCTTGGCTGCAGAAAGACCTTGAATCCCGCTCCGAGTGGGAAGCAACCATCGAAAAGGGGATCAAGAACCTTGGTCTCCATGTCATGGATTCAGATGACGACGATGCGCCGTTTGACGGAGCTTGCATGGCGGTTCACCCGCTTATCCTTGAAGCTGCAGTCAAGTTTCAGTCCAAGGCTACCGCAGAGCTTCTCCCAGCCACGGGGCCTGTAAAGACGCAGGTCTTGGGTATTGAAACCGAAGCCAATTTGAGCCGAGCTAACCGGGTCAAGGAATTCATGAATTACCAGATTACCAAGCAGATGACCGAGTACTACCCGGACATGGAAAAGCTTCTGTTTCACCTTCCGCTGTACGGCTCTGCCTTCAAGAAGACTTACTGGGATTTCAACCTTGATCGTCCCGTGTCGTGCTTCGTTGCAGCCAACGACTTTGTGATTAACCAGAATGCCCGTTCAATTGAAAAGTCCCGCAGGTATTCCGAGCTTCTTCCGGTCATTTCGGGTGCTGAACTCAAGACCAAGATCATTGATGGGGAGTACATTGAGCCAAAGGAATGGCGGGGTCGAGTCAACACAGCCTTCAATTCAAGCAAAGACAATTACGATGTCAGTGGTGACAATGCGGTTGGTGGTGAAACTGCCGTAGTTGTGGACAACGTAACCCTTGCTACCCAGCGGGCTGCGGGGGTGTCTTCCATGGACCCTGCCTTCGACAAGGCATTCTCCCTTGTTGAAATGCACTGCTATTTGTCCCTTCCCAATCCCTACGGCCAGCCGGGCTATACCGATCCGTACATCGTTACCTTTGTCCGCGAATCGGGTGAGATTCTCAGCATTCGTCGCAATTGGAACGAAGACGACAAGAACCGCAAGCGCATCATCTGGTTCTCCCACTACCTGTACGTCCCGGCCTTCGGGTTCTACGGTGCGGGTCTGTTCCACCTTTTGGGGAACTTCCAGAGCACACTGACAAGCGTCATGCGCTCTCTTGTGGACGCTGGGCAGTTTGCCAACATGCAGGGCGGTTTGAAGCTTAAAGGTCTCCGGATTACCGGGGATGGCGGTGCCATCGCTCCGGGCGAATGGCGAGAGACAGAATCCCCTATTCAGGACATTTCCAAGGCCCTGTTCCCTTTGCCGTACAAGGAACCGTCTCAGGTGCTTTCACAATTGCTCCAGTGGCTCGACGGAAGGGCTGGGAGCTTCGCTGACTCGACTGAGCAGGTAGTCAGTGACTCAACCAACTACGGGCCTGTAGGGACGACTATAGCCCTTCTGGACGCATCCATGAAGCTGTTCTCGGCAATCCACAAGCGAGTCCACTACAGCCAAGAACAGGACCTTAAACTGCTTGCACGGGTCAACTACGAGTACATGCCACCGGAATACCCCTACGACGTAGCAGGGGGTCAGCGTAATGTGTTCAAGGCTGACTTTGATCCGATGAAGGTTGATGTTGTCCCGGTCAGTGATCCGAACGTCACCAGCAACGCGCATCGCCTGACTTTGGCCGAGCGCAAGCTTCAGGCAGCTCTCCAGCGTCCTGACATCCACAATCTCAAGACCGCATATCGTAACTTCTACATTGCCCTTGGAGAAGAGAACATTGACGACATCTTGATCCCTGAACAGCAGGCAGCTCCGTTGTCCCCGCTGGAGGACATCCTTGCCATTAACCAAGGTAAACCGATCAAGGCTTTCGAAGGTCAGGACCACAAGTCCCACGTCGAATTCAAGATGGCGTGGCTTCAGGACCCAGTTGTAGGGGGTGCTTCGGAAACAATGAAGCAGCTTGCTCCACTGGTTCTTGCCAACGTCAGGGAACACCAACTGTTGCAGTTGAGCGAGCAGGTCAATGGCATGACTCAAATGCAGACTGGTGGTACACCAAACCAAGACCCGAAGGTTATTGCCCAGATTCAGGCCAATGCAGCCAAGGAAGTTCTCAAGGCCAATCAGGCTCTTGCTGAGACGCTTGGTGGAGATGGTCAGCCGATGCAGGTTATCGCACAGGCAGAAATGCTCAAGGCCCAGACGGAAGCCAACCGAGTTGGACACGTCAAGATGAAGGACCTTGCAGACCTTTCGATCAAGGCCCAGAAGGTTGACATCGACAGGGTTGAAGCCTTGCTTAAGGCCAAGGAAATGGGCGCAAATGCAGAGATTAATCAGTTCCGAGCTGGCTTGGATGCCGTCAAGCTTGGACTTGACAATCTGATGCGCGAAGCCCAGATGGGTCAGCAAAAGGAAGACTCGGGGGCAAAAAGATCGTTGGAGGAAAAGAAACTTGGAGTATCCTTGATTTCTAACTCCATGAAGTCAACCAAAGGCAAAGAATCAAACAATAAGAAAAAGAAGTAATCATGGCTCGCTTCCTAGAACGAAGAATCCAGAACATCATCGGGGACTCAAGCCTCGATGATGGAGTTACAAAAGCTTTTCTAAGGGACATGGAAACTAAGATGGAAGTTCTCATGAAGGAACGTGATCCCTTGGAGATTGCTCACGCGCAAGGATACGTCGCAGCCTTGCACGCTTGTATTGAGAAAGTGCGACTTACAAACAAGCAAAGACTTGTAAACGAAGAAGAAGAGGACTGAAATGAAAAAGCTGACAAGCTTTGATCCTAACCGTACTGACTGGGTTTCTGCAAACGACATTCCTGACCCGGACACACTTCCTGAAATTACTGGATGGAACATTCTTATCCGTCCCATCGAACCAGAAAAGAAGATTGGTTCCGTATTGCTTCCGTCTTCATTTACCGAAGATGTCAAGTATCTCAACAACGTTGGACAGGTCAAGGCAATGGGACCGCTGTGTTTCAGCGATCCGAACACCAAGCCAACCGACGGTTCTTACTTCCCGCACGGGCGCTACAAGGCTCCGTGGTGCAAGGTAGGTGACTACGTTGTTTGGGGAAAGCATCAGGGAACCAAGCTGCAGTACAAGGGCGTAGCGTTTGTCTTGCTTGCAGATGAATTGATCCTTATGAAAATTGATAATCCCGCAGACATTAATGCGATGTACGGAGTGAAGTAATTATGGCAACCCCGAAGACAAACTGGACTGATATTGAAATTGATATTGAAGGCGATTCTTCGATTGAAGATATCGTATTGGAACTGAGTAATGAAGAACCTAAGCGAACCGAAGTTAAGAAAGCCGAAACCAACGAAGACGAAGAGGACTTCTCCGAAAGGAGTGAAGGTAAAGGCCGCTTCGCGAAGGTACAAACGGAGACAAGGGAAGCCGAGGTAACTGAATCCGACGAGGACATGCAGCTTAAGCCGAATAAGGCTTTCAAGCGGATTAAGGGTCTTCTTTCACGCAATCGTGAACAGGAAGAGATTATCCAAAAGCAGCATGAAGTTATCAAGCATCTTTCCCAGAACTCCAAGCAGTTTGAAAAGAAGAACATCGAAGCCCAGAAGGCTACTTGGGAACGCACAGTCGAATCCAAACAGAACGAGCTTGAAAAGGCTATGTCTGAGAATGATCCTAAGGAAGTCGCCAAGCTTACTCGTGAACTTGCTGACGCCCAGATGCGCTTCTCTGCCATGCAGGCGGTTGAAGAGGATTTTGATGAGACTGTTGATGTCCCTGAACCGCCTCGCGCCCAGACACAGGAAGGTCCTCCGGAAGCTGCCCAAGAGTGGGTGGCTCGCAACCAGTGGTTCTTCAAGGACAAGGAAAAGCACTTCCTTGCCCGCACCCTTTCCAGCACACTTCAGCAGGAAGGCAAGTACGATCCGGAATCTGAAGAGTACTGGGATGAACTTGATCGTCGTCTGTTGAAGTACAACATCAAGGGTGGCACCAAGGATGCTCGTAAAAAGGTTAACAACGACATCGAAGAAGTAGAAGAAGTCGAAGAGCGCCCCGCGCCCAACAAGCGCAAAGGTTCTCCCGTCAGCTCTTCTCGTTCGTTCGGTGACGAAGACGGCGGTGGACGTGCTCAGTTCACACGCAGGGGCAACAAGGTTTCCGCCGATCCTTCACAGGATGACATTGAGATGGCAGAAAAAATGGGGGTCGGTTTGGCTGACTTCATGAAAGAAAAGTTCAAGTATGCGGCACAGGGCTATAAGGGCTATGTTCCCATTGACATCACGTAACTATAAAATTGTGTTATACTAAGAAAGGAACTACCCACTATGGCTAGAAATGCAATCCGTACTTCACGGGAAACTGAAGCTAAGGTTGAAACATACACTCCACCGTTTAGCTACGACATCCCTGAGGAAGTGAGAGAGCAGTTTGCTTCAAAGGGCCTACACCTTCGTTGGGTTCGAATCGTTATTGAAAATGGTGACGATATCAAGAACATCGCAGACAGGCGGCGCGAAGGATATGAACCTGTTACTGTTTCGGAACTCCCGGAAGAGTTTAGGGACCTCTTTGAAGTAAGATCAGTTGGTCAGTTGGCTTCCAACAAATACACCAATGTCGTAACAGTTGGTGACCTTGCCCTGTTCAAGATTCCTCTTGCTAAAGCACAGGCACGTCACAAATATTACGAAGATATGGCAGCAAATAATGAACGTGCAGTATTGTCACGTATGGAAGGGTCCAACAAACGTATGGATCGACTTCTTCCGATACAGAACGACTCTACTTCAGCAGTTCGTGTAGGATCAAAACCAGCCGAATTTGGCAAGACGCTGAAGAGCACTGTCAAGGATTCGGATGAAGAGGAGTAATAGAAAATGACTGTTAGTTTTCCCGGCGGTCTAGTGCGTTCGCGCACAATTGGCGCTCATTCTAATAGGCTGAAGGCATACCCGATTAAGAACGGTGCGCATTCGGCAATGTATACGGGTACGCCCGTGAAGCTTTCTGCAGGTACGCTTGACGTCGCAACGAATAACGCGACTGTTGTTGGTGTTGCCCGCAGCTTTGCTTGGATCGACAAGACGACTGGTCAGCCCCAGTATTCGAAGTTTATCCCTGCGAATACGTCCCAGAAGAACTCTGGTTATCTTGAGGGTTACACGCAGCCGTTTGCGCTCGTTGACGATAATCCCCTTGGTACTTGGATTTGTAAGTCTGACGCTTCCATTGGTGCAGCTCTTATTGGTGAACTTGCTCGCGTGACAAACGCGGGTGCAGGTAGCGCCACTACGGGCCGTGCAGCTTGCGAAATCGATCAGAGTGGCACCGCAGTGTCGGCAGGTAACGCAATGGTTCGTGTTATCAGCGCCTACAAGATTTCCGAAATTACTTCGGCTGGTGCAGAAGACAACGATTTTGATTTGAACGCCTCGACTTTGCTTGAAGTCACGTTCTCAAATCATATTTATCGTTAATCTAGAAGGAGCTAGAAAACAATGGTTATGACTCGTGGTCAATTTCAGAAGCAGCTAGTTCCGGGCTTGAACAAGATTCTCGGTGCGTCTTATGGTGAGGTTACGTCTGAACACGTTCCTCTCTTTGAGATCGAGAATTCGAATCGAGCCTTTGAAGAGGAAGTCCTCATGTCGTCCCTTGGCACGGCACCTACGAAAAACGAAGGTGAAGGTGTCCAGTACGATGAAATGCAGGAACTCTGGACTTCACGTTATACGATGGAAACCGTGGCTCTTGCCTACGCGATTACCGAGGAAGCGGTCGAAGATAATCTCTACGACACGTTTACGAAGATTCGCACCAAGGCTCTTGGTCGTGCTATGGCGAATGCGAAGCAGATTAAAGCTGCTAACGTATTCAACCTTGGCTTCTCGGCTACGCGCCCCGGTGGTGACGGCTCGCCTCTCTTTGCGGCTAACCATCAGACGCTGAGTGCAGGCAACCAGACGAATACAACGACTGCCGACCTTTCGGAAACGGCGTTGGAAGCGGCTGCTATTGCCATCAACTTGACGAAGGACGACCGTGGCGTTCTTATCGGTGCAACTCCGGTAAGCCTCCACATTCCTCCGCACCTCAAGTTTACGGCTCACCGTATCTTGAAGTCTACCCTCAGCACGACTCCCGGTGGTGCGAACGTCTTCAACAAGAACGATACCAATGCTCTTCGCGACATGGGTATCTTCTCGAAGGGTGTGTTCGTCAATAACCGTTTCTCGGACACGAATGCTTGGTTTATCAAGACTTCGGTTCCGAACGGCACCAAGATGTTTGTCCGTAAGGCTCTTGCCACGGCGACGGAAGGTGACTTCGAAACGGGCAACATGCGCTACAAGGCGCGTGAGCGTTATACCTTCGGCTTCTCTGACTGGCGTCAGTGGTGGGGCTCGACGGGCTCGTAAGCGAGTAATACAAGGAGAAACCCCGGGAAACCGGGGTTTTTTCATATCTATTCGCCCGCAAGGGCGTGCTCGTGTATACTTCGGGAATGAGCAAAGCCCGGTATTACGAAATAGCAAAACGGTACCGCCCCAAAGGGGTAAAGATTCGCTTCAAGCGGGTCTTTAACGCACCAGCAGAGGCATATGCCATGCTTAAGCAGGACGGGACCAAGGAAATCTATACCCCCCGTCCGGACTGTCGTGACGGGCTTTTCTATTACCTGCACGAGTGTGCCCATGTAATCCTGAGACATCTGTACATGGAAGAGCTGCCCATCTGGAGACAAGAGTACGAGGCTGAAATGTGGGCCATCGCCACAATGCGCAGGGAGGGCGTCCCAGTATCCCGAAAGATGCTTAAGGAAGCCAAGAAGTACGTAAAGGCTTGTATCAAGGAAGCGGGGAAGGATGCCAAGGTACCTTACAAGGTACGTAAATGGGCAGGAGTGGTATAATGTTCTAGTTACCCCAATGTAACATACGAATCGTTAAACGGGTTAAAAGAAAGAGGTTACATCTAATATGAGTTCTACTCCTTACGCTCCGGTCACTTGTGTTGACGCGGCTATTTCCATTGGTGCCGCTGATGCAACAATCATTCCCCTTGATTTTCGCTTTGCTGGCGAAAATAACTACTCCTTGAATTTTGTAGGTACACTTGCTTCCGTAGGTACGGGAGACTCCGTTACCCTTCAAGTTAGCCCTGATTGGAAGTCTGAGACTGCCGCTGGCGCTATGTGGGTAGGTGTGGAAACTTTTGTTTCTACCTCCTTCAACGGCTGTGTAAACGGTCCTTGGGCTGCTATTCGTTTTACCAAAGCAGGTTCCCAGACAGCCAAGGTTGTCGGTCTTGCTGGTGGACGTAACCGCAGCAAACCTGCCATTGTGGGGTAACCCATAAAATGCCCATCGTTGATCGCGTCGTTAGACGAACAGTCAGACCTACTCTACGACGTTCGTTGCTTGAAACCTCAAGTTTTGCTTCGTTTGAAAACGGAATCCATGTGGATTTTACGACTAATACTTTTTACACAAAAGTAGCTGGTCAAGACCCGGTTGTGTTCCCTACGCTTCAGTCGATGTTCACGTTTACGCGAGCAGCACCAGATGCTACGTTCCTTGGTGCAGATGGGCTTCTTAAGACAGCTACGACCAACGTACCTCGTATTGAATACGGCAGCGCACGTACTGGGACAAATATTCTTCTTCAGTCACAGACCCTTGATGTCGGAGCAACTTGGCCTAGAAACGGATTTACTGTATCTGCAAATAGTGCAATAGCGCCCTTGGACGGTACGCTAACAGCCGAAGTATTTACTGAAAATACCGCAGGCGGCGTACACAGCATCGACCAAACAATTAATATCAGTGCTACAACACAATACACCTTCAGTGTCTACGCTAAATCTTCAAACAGAGGCATTGTAATTAAATACCGTGACGTTTCAGACTCTAACGGTGTAGTTGCAGCCTACAACCTTCAGACAGGAGGCGTCTCCATTGTACCCGGACTTTATGGCTCTGCAACAGGTGTTTCAGGAACTATTACACCAGTAGGAGACGGTTGGTACAGGGTTTCTATTACAGGTACGCTTAATGGCGGGTTTACATCAGCAAGTTTGTCGTTGCGTGCTTACAATGGATCAGAAGGTTACACAGGCGATGGTGTAAGTACGCTCACACTCTGGGGTGCACAGTTTGAACCCGGTCCTGTTGCAACTGTTTACACACCGACCACCACTGCACCCGCTTATACGACAAGTACAGGCAACTGCCTAGGGCTTCTCATGGAAGCTTCTAAGCAAAATCTTTCTCTGAATAACAGGGATTTATCTGCGGGTACTTGGACTAAATCTAACTGCACCATTAGTTCTTCAACTTCAATCGATGGTACTGCAAGAAGTGTTCGAATAGTTGAAGATTCAACAAACTCAATTCATGGTGTTATTGCAGGTGTAACTGTTACGGCCAATACAACGTACTGTTTGAGTGCTATTGTCACCCCACAAGGGCGACAGTTTGCGTATATGTACGGAACTAACACAGATCAGTTTGGTGCTATTTTTGACTTTGTAAACCTGACTTCAGCGCAGATTCTTGCAGGCACCAGTACAATTAACCAACGAGGTATTATTCCGTTTGGTAACGGCAAATTCTTGATCTGGGTTTCGGGAGTCCTCAACGCTGCTTCTACCGTGCTTAACTTCGTAGGAGGTCCCGCCATCAGCTTGTCTTCCCCCGCAGGCTACACCTACTTGGGGGATGGTGCAAGTGGTATTAACATGGAATACATCCAGATTGAACTGGGTTCATTTCCTACGAGTCGAATCCCTACAGCAGGCTCTCCCGTAACAAGAGCGGCAGAGTCTTGTACACGCAGTTTAGGTACAGAGTTTAATGCGACAGCAGGTACTGTCGTAATGTCGGGGCGTACTGGCTTTGGTACAGATGCCAATGCACAGTTCTTTTATAACTTTGATGACAATACAACAAATGAACGAATTGGCGTTGTAAGACTTGGTGGCGGAACTACTATGAGTGCACGCATTTTTGATGGAGGTGCGGCGCAATTAGCGAGTGCTGACACGGTTGCAAATTTGACTGCTTTTAAGTCAGCGGTAGCGTATGCGTCAGCCGATCTTGCAGCATCTTTAAATGGTGGTGCGCTAACAACTGCGGCGGGAGCGTTACCTACACTAACAGTTCTTGCAATTGGAACACAAGTTTCTACAGTGGCTCCGGCGAATGGACATATTCGTACCTTTAGATATTACCCAAAACGAGAATCCAATGCATTCCTTGTACGAGAGAGCACGTAACACATTATGGCAACCAGCGGACAAAAAACATTCGTCTTTCCAGTTGATCGAATCATTCGA